AAACTTGTTGATGTCCTCAGTCAAATACTTCATGAACGTATCGTACTCATCTAGGAACAGCAAAGTCTTACGTATTCTAGCTTGTTGTACATTAGAAAACTTACCCATACCTGCTGTATTTAAACATGGTTCATGACATTTTGCAACTGTAGCATACGGACATACAGTACGCTTGCCATCAGCTAAGTTGTGCGGTGCAAGATATAATATTCTACTGAAGTATTTATCTTGTAGATTATTACTCTTGTCAATCTTTGGACTACCTTGTGATAGTAATTTATAACTTGGCATATCTATCTCCTTAAATAAATTTGGCAGACAATCAAGGAATCGAACCTTAGTCTTTGGATTTGGAGTCCAACATAATACCACTATACTAATTGTCTAAATGATAGTTTTTTAAGCAGGTCTATCAACTTCTACCTATCTCGGAATTATACTCTTGCTCTAGGCTCTCAAGAGTGTGTAGCTAGGCTCTATAGTATTATCTCTCACCGACCTAGCTACACGTTTGCTAGTTATTCTAGGTACTAGCACCTTTCATTTATGCGAATACTGATCTAATAGCTCTCAGTATTCTAACTATAATACCACCATTCTCATACTTGTTGAAAGTATCAATGACTTGTAAAGTATTCTCAACATCCATATTGTTTGCAACTTCTAAAACTTGCATACCTTTATTGGACTCATTCAACTTAACAAACCTTCTGAACCATAGTTCTTGTATAGGATTGCTACGTTGTTTGTAGATAGATACTTTACCTTTGTGAAAACCATCAAAGGTATTACCTTTAGTGATTTCGTTTCTATCTTGTGCCACTCTTACCCTCAACACGTTAACTCCTAAGTTACTAGCTTTAGCCCAAATCTTTTGAACAGCTAATGGTGCTTCAGATATTTTTCTGGTAGTCTTACTACCTTTTCTAGTATAAGTAATATTACTCATATTTTTCTCCAATTTATATTAGTTATTGTTAAACTTTTAAAGGCTCTTGCCCTCAAAAGCCCCTACAGTTTCTCACAGGCTTTGGGGCTTGTCAACCCCAAGTATACTTGAAAAACTATAAAGTCTTTAAAGTCCATATAGTACCCATTTCCATACTATCAGGAGTATAGTAGTCAAAAGTAGAAGATACTTTTAACCACTTATTGTACTTTTTATGCTTGTAAAGCATACAACGATCTTCTTTGAAACTATAAGATTCTTTATAGAAATAATCTTTTTCTCTCAAGAAACTCTTAGCTTCATCCAAGTTAGTAAATCTAACATCAATAGTATATTTACTCATTACACCTCCATAGATATTTGTGGTTCAATTATACCATCATATTCTGCTTGTGATTGAAAACGTAAATCATTAAAGTTCTTACCGAATAATTGTAATTTAAGACTTTCGTTGCCTTCCTCGTCTATAATTATTATTTCTTTGGTAACAAACCACCTATCACCATTCTCATAATCATGACTAAATTGTTTTACAACCACATTAGTTACATTATGTAAATTTATATCTACTGCCATCTCTAAATCTCCTAAGATTAATTATTAAACATCAGGTCCTTCGACCAAGTGCCTAAATTGTCTCACAGCTTTTCCCCCATGTCAACCCCAAGTATAGTTAAGAAAAATAATATATTACCGCTAGTATAACTTAACTCCCTCAATATACTGCCCCAAACTATAATCGCCCTCAATATACTGCACCCACTTATAATTCGCAATATATCTATGCAAATTATATCTATATAAAACATAAATAACTTTCTATTTAGTATGGTATGGTCTTTGTTGGCATTCCTAAATGGAATGTCTTCATTACTCCTGCTGGTACGGATAAAGGGGAAGGCTTTGTTTAACCCTCAACTGAAGTGCTACGAAGTAGCTCTGCAGAACGGGAGGGATCAAGGGGTTTTGCGAGTAGCAAAAGGGCTTGAAAATTTTTTGTTAGTCAAAAAAAAGACCTCTTAGCCATTGAGACTAAGAGGTCTTTGATGATGCTAATTAAGCTTTAGTAGGCTTTTTGTAAGCATCTGCAGAAGTAAGAAAAGCTTTGATAAAAGCTTTATCGAACTTGTTATGATTCTTAGCATCATCAATTAGAGTTGATACTTTATGCTTGGTATATCCAGTTGTACTGGGTATAAAAGAATTCCAAGCATGAAGAGCCAAGCTACCTCGAAGTTTACTCTGCTTGTTGAGAGAAAACTGAAAGAGTTGATAATCATTCTTTTGCTTGAGATTGTCGTAGCTTGGTCGCTTGCTATTAGCGATAGTAGCTTTCAAAGTCTCTCGATAAAGACTGATTAGATAAGCAACCTGTGGCTCAGTTGCTGAACCATCAGTAGTTGATGAAATGCTTTGATGAGTATTTATATTTTCCATTAGTTGTACCTCCTTAGGTAATATTGGTTTAACAATTTTTCGGTGACTCTCCAGTCAGTCGAAAAGATTTCTAGACGATGTACGCCTAGATTTATCAAGTAGTCATGCTTGCACACGTTCTCGATAAATTCTTTAGCAGAATCAATAGTTTGGAACTCGAAAGTATCCTGCGTTGCTTGATTAGTAATGTGGATTGTGAAGTTTGTCATGTAAGTATCTCCAAAGTAAAACATAGTTTTATTTTAGTTTATTTGTAAACATTTATCAACTTTAAAATCTACTAATCTTTGTAAACCAGTACTTGAAAGGACTTGTAAAGGTGGAGACTTGTACTACCTTTAAGACCTGAAAGGTCGTCAAGGACCTTTCAAGTACGATACAGTGCTATATGTTTTACTGAAGGAGATACGACAAACGAGAAAGCCCCATCAAGCAGCAGGATACTTGAGAAGCTTAAGAGGTTGCTAAAGAATAGTCACTCTTTTACTTTAGAAATCTTTTAGTGACTGGAAGGAAGAACTCATCAAAGCTTTGAAAGCTACGAAAGTATCAAAGGTCTATCAAAGTCTACAAAGTAAAGTCTAGTCTCATCCAATAACTTTGTAGACTTTTTTGACTAACAAAACCTGATAGGGGTGGGCAGGAGACCATACCATACCACCTATATATCTATGGCATGGTTATACATTTTGAAGGGGATGGGATGTAAACTAGACTGGTTAACGGGGGGCTTTAAAGTCGCTAGGAGGGGTACTATTTGACCCCGGAGGGGCTACTACGTTAGTATACACTTGAGTGGTGTTTTTGTCAAGCAGTATCGTAAAAAACTTTTAAAACCTTGACAAACTCTTAATCCAACCCTATAATAAAGAACATGGCAATACTTCCAAGTATAGATAACTCTCAACAACGGAGAGAACTAACAGACAAACAAAAAGCTTTTTTAGAACATCTTGTAGAAACACAAGGCGATGCTAAGAAGGCTGCAGAGCTTGCAGGGTATGCAAGTCACTATCATCATGTTGTAAAGACTTTAAAATCTGAAATACTAGAGTTGACACAAGAGATACTAGCAAACTCTGCACCGAAAGCAGCCTTTAAATTAGTAGAGATTATGGAGTCTAACAAACCTGTAATACAAGCTAATAATAAGCTTACTGCAGCTCAAACCTTATTAGATAGAGTTGGAGTAGGTAAAATAGATAGAGTTGATGTAAATCATAATGTAGGTTCAGGTGGTATTTTTCTTATGCCCGATAAAGCTCCATTAGATTTAGATAAAGAAGATTATGAAGATATTTCTGACTGAATATCAAGTTTTTGATAAAGTATATGCAGGGTTTAATATTTTTGCAGAGTCTTTAGAAGAAGCAGAAGATATAGCTTTACTGCATGGATTAGCTATTGTAGGTGAAGTAACAGAGATTGTTTTTAAACCTGAATACTCAGAAAACTATTTAGATAGTATTAAGTTTGTAGAAGAAGAGGTAGTATTACATTAGTATGTCAATGAAGAAAAGATTGGAAGCCAACAACATTGCTTGGCAGACCATAATGAACAAAAGAAAAAATGCCAAGAAAAAAAACAACAACCAAAAAGAAAAGTACAGTAAACAAAGCGGGTAACTATACTAAACCTACCATGCGTAAGAATCTTTTTAATAAGATCAAAGCAGGAAGTAAAGGTGGTAGACCCGGACAATGGAGTGCTAGAAAAGCTCAAATGCTTGCAAAGCAATACAAAGCTAAAGGTGGTGGTTATAAGTAATGGCTGCTCAAACTAACCAAAAAGTAAAAACTAAATCAGAACTAAAGAAGTTAATTAAACAACAACAGTTCAAAGGACACAAACAATAATGGCACTTAAAAAATCTCAAAAGTCTTTAAAGCGTTGGACAGATCAGAAATGGAGAACTGCTAGTGGTAAAAAGTCTTCAGAGACTGGAGAAGTTTATGCACCTGCAGCTACGATTAAAAAGCTAAAGTCTACTGCAGCAGGAAGGAAGAAACTAGCAGCAGCAAATAGAAAAAAACGAGAAGCAACTCGTAAAGGTAAACAACATGCTAAACACGGTTTACACAAAGGAAAGAAACGATGAGAGAAGAATATAAGAAAGGTGGTAGAGCTAAAGACCCACGTTTAAAAAGAGCAGGGGTATCCGGCTACAACAAACCTAAACGTACTCCTAACCATCCAAAGAAGTCACATATAGTTGTGGCAAAAGAAGGTAATAAGATTAAAACCATAAGGTTCGGACAGAAAGGTGCAAAGACTGCAGGTAAGCCTAAAGCAGGTGAGTCTGCTAGAATGAAAGCAAAGCGTAAATCTTTTAAAGCACGTCATGCAAAGAACATAGCAAAAGGAAAAATGTCTGCAGCTTATTGGGCTGACAGGGTTAAATGGTAAATGGCTTATTCACAACAAGTAATAGATAGGTTTGAAAGTGTACTTAACGAACCTGAGAAACATGCAGTAGGTCGTTTTGATCCTAACGACCCTAATGTTGCAACTGGTATGACGGGTGCACCTGCTTGTGGTGATGTAATGCGACTACAGCTTAAACTAAACGGAGATACAATTGAAGATGTTAAGTTTAAAACATATGGTTGTGGTTCGGCTATAGCATCTTCTACATTGTTTGTGGATATGCTAAAAGGTAAAACAGTAGAAGAAGCAAAGCAAATAAAAGACAAAGATATTGCAAAAGCTTTAGAACTACCACCTATCAAACTACATTGTAGTGTTTTAGCAGAAGAAAGTATTTCAAAAGCAATTGAAGATTGGGAAAATAAAATAAAACATAGGACACATAATCAATGCCACAGTTAGGTTCAGATCAACAACCCATTAAGTTTAAAGCATTAGCCAAACAAAAAGGTCGTTTGTCTATGCGAGGTAAAGGTATTAGAGATCAAAAACAATTTGAAAAGAATTGGGATAAAATATTTGGGAAAAAAGAAGCATGATGTTTGTACCTGATAATTATATTAGACGTACTTCGTCAACCATTCCGTTTGGGTATGAACTGGATGTAGACTTTGACGGGTATCTAAAACCTATTCCAGACGAGTTAGCTATACTAAATGAAGTTGCTGAGTCGGTTTTTCACAATGAAATTAGTTTAGGTATAGGTGTAGATTGGTTAGAAGCAGAAACTGGTAAGAAACTTTCAAGACCCGGATTAAAGAAATACGTAGATAAAAAGTATGGCAGATTGGGAAAATAATCCAGAAAAGTACTTGACAAACCCAGATGGGAGTTATATACTTAATAAAGATGGAACTCCTAGGAAAAAGCCGGGAAGACCTAAGAACTCCGAGTTATCGGATGTAAAAGCAGCGTTACATGCTCAAAAGGCTTTACGAAAGAAAAATAAAAACGTAAAGAAACTTAGACGTACTTTAGCTAAAGCAGAAAAAGAATTAGCTGTAAAAGAAAAAGGTTTAACATCTAATGTTATAACAAACGAAGATGTTAATGAATTGCCAGATGCAGTTCAACGACATGTAACGGAAACAGGTTCATATGTTGCGTTTATGCCTAACGATGGACCACAAACAGATTTTTTAGCTGCATCAGAAAAAGATGTTCTTTATGGAGGTGCAGCCGGAGGTGGTAAAAGTTTTGCAATGTTAATTGATCCATTGCGTTACTGCCACTTTGCAGAGCATAGAGCTTTAATACTTAGAAGGTCTATGCCAGAACTGCGAGAGCTTATTGACAAATCTCGTGAACTGTACCCTAAAGCTTTTAAAGGTGCTAAGTTCAAAGAAGTTGAAAAGCTTTGGCAGTTTCCAAGCGGTGCTAAGATTGAGTTTGGATTTTTAGAACGAGATGCTGATGTGTATCGTTATCAAGGACAAGCGTATAGTTGGATTGGCTTTGATGAGATTACACACTTACCAACTGAGTTTGGTTGGAATTATTTAGCTTCACGTTTAAGAACTACAAATCCAGAACTACCAACTTATTTAAGATGCACTGCTAACCCCGGAGGTGTTGGAGCACAATGGGTAAAGAAAAGATACATCGAACCTTCAGAAGAAAATAAAACTTTTAAAGGCTCTGATGGTTTAACAAGGAAGTTTATACCTGCAAGATTACAGGACAACCCGTTTCTTGCAGAGGATGGTGAATATGAAAGGATGTTACTTTCATTACCTCCGGTACAACGTAGACAGTTACTAGAAGGTAATTGGGATATATCGGAAGGTGCAGCATTTGCTGAGTTTGATCCGTCCACACATATTATACCACCATTTGATTTACCAAGTTGGTGGGAAAGATTAAAAGGCATTGACTATGGATATGCGTCTGAAAGTTGTTGTCTCTGGGGAGCTATCGACCCCGAAGATAAGACTCTCATCATTTATAGAGAACTGTACAAAAAAGGTCTTACCGGTGAGGTCCTTGGAGATACAATAACTGACATGGAAGCAAATGAAGTTAAGTCAATTACAGGAGTATTAGATACTGCTGCATGGTCGAGAACTGGATATACTGGTCCTACGATTGGTGAAATGTTAGTTATGAAAGGACATAAGCTTAGACGAGCTGACAAAAATCGAATGGCAGGTAAAGTTCAAATACATGAGTATCTAAGACCTGATAGAGAAACAGGTAGACCAAGATTACAAATCTTTAATACTTGTGTAAATTTAATAAAGGAACTACAAGGATTACCTTTATCAAAAAGTAATCCAGAAGATGTAGATACGAATTCAGCCGATCACGCTTATGATGCGTTAAGATATATGATCATGAGTAGACCAAGGCTAGATCATCCTCACGATAGGATGTTACGAATCAAGCAGGATATATATCAACCTTCTGATTCAACATTTGGATATTAATATATGGCAGATAACGACAATACAATTTTAAATGCTGATAATATTTACGTAGAAGTAGAAGGTGAAGCAGGAAAAACTTTAGACTTAGAAGATTCACAACGCTTAAATTTAGTTGGAATTATTACAAGTCGTTTTGCTCAATCAGAAGAAAGTAGAGAAACAGATGAACGTAGGTGGTTAAAAGCTTACGAAAACTACAGAGGATTATATCACAAAAGCACAAAGTTTAGAGACTCTGAAAAGTCAAGAGTTTTTGTAAAGATAACTAAAACAAAAGTATTAGCTGCTTTTGGTCAATTAGTTGATGTTATTTTTGGAACAGGTAAGTTTCCAATAGGTATAGCAGAAACTAAAATCCCTGAAGGTGAGTTTGAACACGCTCATTTAGATCAAGGACAATTAGGTATTGATAGTCCTACTCCAGAAGTACCTGACAATATTGGTAATCGTTTAGAAGATGAACCTCAAGAAAATATTTATGATGTTGGGTATGAAGGTGATGGACGTACGTTAAAAGCAGGAGCAACTTTAGGAACTGGAGTATTTACTGACAGTCTTGAAGATCAAGCAGAAGATATGTTGGTAGAAGGATTAAGTCCTAACCCACAAGCATTAGAATTATCCCCTGCACAAAAAGCTGCTCGTAGAATGGAAAAACTAATTCACGATCAGATTGATGAATCACATGGTTCATCTGAAATACGTAATGCATTATTAGAAGCTGCTTTACTTGGAACAGGGATAGTAAAAGGACCGTTTAATTTTAATAAACAATTAAATAAATGGGATAAAGATGAAGAAGGTAACAGAACTTATAATCCATTAGAAGTTAGAGTACCTAGAATAGAATTTGTAAGTTGTTGGGATTTTTATCCAGACCCTACAGCTACAAACATAGAAGAATGTGAATATGTAATACATAGACACAAAATGAACAAAAGTCAACTTAGGCAACTACGTAACCTGCCTTACTTTGACAAAGATGCAATTAGAGATTGTTTACAGAATGGTCCTAACTATGTTGAAAAGGATTATGAATCAACTCTAAAAGACGATGCAAGAACAGAAGATACTTATCAATCACACTTTGAAGTTCTTGAGTATTGGGGTATCATGGATGCTGAATACGCAAGAGAAGTAGGTATTGATCTTGATGATAAGATAGATGATTTAGATGAGGTACAAATTAATGCATGGGTATGTGGTAATCAATTACTAAGAGCTGTAATTAATCCATTTACTCCATACAGAATACCTTATCACGCTTTCCCGTACGAAAGAAATCCTTATAATTTCTTTGGTATTGGAGTTGCTGAGAACATGGATGATTCTCAACAGATTATGAATGGTCATGCAAGAATGGCAATTGATAATCTTGCTATGGCAGGTTCATTAGTATTTGATATTGATGAATCAGCCTTAGTAGGTGGACAGTCAATGGAAATATACCCCGGAAAAATATTCCGCAGACAAGCAGGAATGCCCGGTCAAGCTATACATGGAGTTAAGTTTCCAAACACTGCCCCTGAAAATATGATGATGTTTGACAAGTTTAGACAACTTGCAGACGAACAAACAGGCATCCCTAGTTACTCTCATGGGCAAACAGGAGTACAGAGCATGACTAGGACAGCTTCAGGTATGTCAATGTTACTTGGAGCATCTAGTTTAAATATTAAAACAGTTGTCAAGAACCTTGATGACTTTTTATTGAAACCTCTAGGTGAATCTTTCTTTCAATGGAACATGCAGTTCTTTGATGGTAACTTAGATATAGATGGTGATTTAGAAGTTAAAGCAACTGGTACAAATAGTTTGATGCAGAAAGAAGTTAGGTCACAAAGACTTACCATGTTCTTACAAACTGCACAAAGTCCTGCTATTGCTCCATTTGTTAAGATTTCGAAATTAGTTAGTGAACTTGCCTATAGCTTAGATTTAGACCCTGATGAAATACTCAACGATCCTGAAGAAGCAGCTATCATGGCACAAATTATAGGAATGCAAAATGCTCAGCAAACAACTGGCGAAGAAACTCAACCCATTGGTGAACAACCCACAGTGGGAAGCGTTCAAGGAACACCTCAACAACCTCAAGACCTTGGACCAACAGGCACTGGTGGTGGCACAATCGGAACAGGAAATGTACCGGCTGCAGGGGAAACTACGTTCTCTGGTACACCTAGAGCAATTGGAGGAACAGGTTAAAGAAGCCATAACTAGACAGGAATAATTATGAAACGACAAGCACTACTAAATCCAGATAAAGCAGACTTAGATAAAGATGGTCAACTATCATCGTATGAAGAAGCAAGAGGTAGAGCGATAGAAAGAAACATGAAAGGAATGGGTGGTCTTCTTGATGATGAAAGAGAAAGGTATGCTGAAGGTACACCTGAAAGAAAAGAAGATAAACTAACCCAAGAAAGTTTTATGCAAATGATTGCAAATGCAGCTACGCAACAAGGATTAGGTCCTGCAGAATATAAACAACAAATAGGTCGTAGGTATGCTCAAGAACAACTTGGTGAAGTTAGTGATGAAACCGAAGAACATATACGACAGTTTGCTGTCGGAGATATAGGACAAGAAGATTTCTTTAAGTACTTTATAAGAGATGCAAAGCAAGAAGGTGGTCCGACAAATGAAACTAATGAAACAGTTTTAGATGAAACTCCATTAGCAAAATATATACTTAGTTTATCTAAACCAGAACAAAGTGAATTTAAAAAAGCATTAATAGGTGTTACTGGTATTGCTATAGGAAGTGTTGAATCTATACCTGTATTTATAAAACGATTACTAACTACAGGAAGTTTACAAAAACCTGAAGTACAAAAAGTTATTGCAGAAGAAAAACAAAAAATAGAAAAAAGAAAACAGAAACAAGAAGGTGGTCCTATGGACACCCAAATGTCTATGTTAATGGACCAACCTGAAATGACATCCGATGATGAAATGGAAGAAAACTATATTGATTTCATAATGGATGAAGCTTTAGATGATGATGAACAAGATTTTTTAATGAATGAATTACGGGGCAACGATAGACTTAGTGAAGTATTTGACAAAGTTATCGAAGTTGCTTCAGAGTTTTCGGGATCAGGTCCTGTTGAAGGTCCGGGTTCTGGAGTGTCCGATTCGATACCTGCAAGGTTATCGGATGGCGAATTTGTCTTTACTGCAAAAGCAACTGAAGAAATCGGCGAATCTGAATTGATGCGTATGATGAAAGATGCAGAAGCTAGAGCAGATGAAAGACAAGGAATGGCTAATGGTGGAAATGTGGAAGAGGAAGAAACAGTCACAATGCCTGTTGCAGAACAAGCACCACGACAAGACATTAGAGTTACTAAAGAAACTGTCGGAGCGCAAGCAGGAATGCAAGAGCAATCTGACTTAGTTGATGAAGAACTCAAAAAGTCTATGCTTTCAACTCGTCCTTACGTCAGAAGCTAATTAAGCGATAAGGCTACCTTTGTCATAAGCACCTTATCATTTTATTAACCGAAAGGCTACCTTTACAAGACAAGCCCTGCAAGTGCACAAGCAGCTACCTTGTTAATGAAGCCCTGAGTAGGAGAGAATATGACTACTGAAATACAACAAGAGGAAAATGCCAATCCTTACAATATGAATAAATCTTGGCATACAGAAGACGATACTAAGTTTGTATCAGCAAATGATGGTTTGTTTTTTACTCAAAGTACTCCGAAGAACAATCAGAGTACTAAGACAGAAATAGACCCTCGTAATCTTGAGGAAGATACTGAAGAAGTGAAAGCTTCTAAAGATCAACCTTATAAAAAGCCTGATTACAAAAAGCGTTATGATGATTTAAAATCTCATTATGATCGCAAGCTTAACGAGTTTAAAAGTCGTGAGCAAGAACTTCTTGATGAAGCTGCTCGAAACAGACAAGAGTATAAAGCTCCAAAGTCTGCAGAAGAGTTAGAACAATTTAAGAAAGAGTATCCTGATGTTTACGAAGTCGTAGAGACTGTAGCTCACCTTCAAAGCGAAGAGAAATCAAAAGTTTTAGAAGACAGATTACAAGCTTTACAGGAACGTGAACAACAAATTCTGCAAAGAGAAGCAGAAAAAAGACTGCGAGAAAGACATCCTGATTTTGATGATATCAGAAATAGTGATGACTTTCATGGATGGGCAAAAGAGCAACCTGAATCAATTCAACAATGGATTTATTCAAATGCTGAAGATGCTGATCTTGCAAGCAGAGCTTTAGATTTATTTAAACGAGATTTTGGCATTGTTGTTGAAACACAGAAGTCAAATTCACAACAGCCTAAACAATCGGCTGCTGATATGGTTTCTACTAAAACAACAACAGTAGAACCAAAGCAAACGAAAGTTTGGACTGAGAAGGAGATTGCTAATATGTCGATGGCTGAATTTGATCAGTATGAAGCTGAGATAAGTCAAGCTATGATAGAAGGCAGAATTAGTAAATCATAACTATAACTATAACTACTACAAAGGAGTAATATCATGGCTCAATATTTTGAACCGAGTACTGATACTGATGCTAACTTTGCCAACTCCGTAAGTGGACAGACTAATAGTTTCTTCCTACCTTCGATTTATTCTAAAAAGGTTTTAAACTTTTTTAGAAAGGCATCGGTAGTTGAAGCTATTACGAACACCGACTATGCCGGTGAGATTTCTGCTTACGGAGACTCAGTTAAAATCATAAAAGAACCCGTTATTTCTGTGTATGATTACACAAGAGGTAGCGATACTACGCAAACAAAACTAACAGACCAAGAACTTACTTTGGTTGTTGACAGTGCGAAAGCTTTCAAATTCATCGTAGATGACATTGAAACTAACATGTCGCATGTGAACTTCAAAGAAGTAGCTTCTAGCTCTGCAGCTTACGCTCTTAGAGATTCGTATGATGCTGCTGTTATAGCTACTATGTTCTCTGGTGTGTCAAGTTCTTCACCTGACCACGTTCTAGGTGCTGACAATGCTACAGATTTAGCAGCCGGTACTTTTGACGGAACAGGTAACCTTGACATAGGTTTTGGTTCTAGTGAACATGACCCAATTGACGTTATGGCTAGAATGGCAAGACTACTTGACGAACAAAATGTTCCTGAAGAAGGAAGATGGTTCGTTGCAAGTCCTGACTTCTACGAGCAACTAGGTCAAGCTTCTTCTAAATTGCTATCTGTTGACTTCAACGCAGGTCAAGGTTCAATTAGAAACGGGTTAGTATCCAGTGGAAAACTAAGAGGATTTGATATGTACAAGTCTAATAACATTGCAAGCACATCTAATGCTGCAGGTAAATGTTTGGCAGGTCATATCTCATCTACTGCGACTGCTCAAACTATCATCTCAACTGAAGTCCTTAGAGACCCAAGTTCGTTTGGTGACATAGTTAGAGGTCTTCACGTTTATGGTGCGAAAGTACTAAGAGGTGAAGCATTAGTCTCAGCTTTCTACGGAATTGACTAATATTGTCACTGTGGGGGAGTCTTCGGACTCCTCTACTTTTATTGAGATAAAATATGGAACAGTTAAAAGGAAATCCTAGACCAAGTGGAAATATAGATTACTATATGTCTATTGAGGAAAAGGAAGAAAAATGTAAAGAAATGGTAGGTTACAATGACAGTTTAGTTGTTGGTAGCTATATTGCAAAAACTAAAAATATTGGAGAAAGAAAGTAATGGGCATGTATAAAAAGAAAATGGCAGGTGGTGGTGAAATGTATCGTAGTGGTATGAAGCATGGTGGTAAACATCCAAAAGGACCTAGATATGGTTTATCTCAAGGTGGGGTTGCTCATGCTATGGAAGTTCAAAAGCCTAACTAAACATGAAAGTTTCAGCCCCCAAAGGCTATCACTGGATGAAGTCCGGTAAGTCTTATAAATTAATGAAAGACCCTAGAGGTGGGTATAAACCTCATAAAGGAGCAAGTAAAACTGCTAATTTTCAAATTCAAAAAGTACATAAAAAATAATGGCTACAACATATCTTGACATAACTAATGAAGTTCTTCGAGAACTAAATGAAATTCCATTGACATCAGCAAACTTTGCAAACGCTACAGGGATTCAACAGTTTGTCAAAGATGCAGTTAATAAATCACTATTTGATATTGCTAATCAAGAACCTCAATTACCTTTTTTTGCAGTGGGAGAAAGCGGATCAACGGATCCTTTTTATGGTAACGTAACTGTTGAAACTACAGCAGGAACACGTTGGTATGAATTAAAAGCTAGTAGCTCAAGCGTAGCTGATGATTACGCTTCTATTGATTGGGATGATTTTTATATTACAACAATTAATGTAAGTGGAGAATCATCTCCATATGTTTCAAAAGGCTTGAAGTTTTTAAATTTAGCAGATTGGAGAAGATATTACAGAGATAGTGAAAATGCAGATGATGCAGATACACAATATGGAGAGCCAAAGTTTGTAATTAAATCTCCAGATTTTAGAAAGTTTGGATTAAGTCCTATTCCAGATAAAACTTACAATGTTCACTTTTATGCTTTTGAAAAACCAACTAAGCTATCAGCTCATGGAGACACAGTTGTATTTCCGGAACAATATACAAATGTAATAACTGCTAGAGCAAGATACTATATATGGCAGTTTAAAGAAAGTCCACAACAAGCAGCATATGCTTTAGATGATTATAAAAAATCTTTAAAATATATGAAATCAAATTTAATGAACCCAACACCTAGAGTCATGACAGATGACAGGAGATACTTCTAACAATGGCAGCATCACAGCCTTATACAGTTGCATGTGATGGAGGATTAGTTAAGTCTGCTAACTCAATAGACTTATTAAGAACTCCCGGTGTAGCAAGAGAACTTAGAAACTTCGAAGTATCTACAGAGGGTGGATACAGACGTATTAATGGGTTTGCTAAGTATGGAGGAGGTAGTGCAGTACAACCTACAGGAGGTACAGCAACTATCCTTGGTGTGTTTCCATATGCTGATGGAGTTATTGTAACAGCCGGTACAAATATTTATTTTAGTAATACAGGAACAAGTTGGTTACAAATAAATAGAAGTTCTGTATCAGGTAGTGGTGATAACTATACAACCTTTACAGGACGTAGCACACTCGCTAGAACTGGTCAAAGTCAATGTCAGTTTGCTTTATTTGAAGGAGCTACATTTGATTATGGTCAAGTTATTATTGCAGATGGTGCAAATAAACTATATAGCTTCCGTATGGAAGGTACTGGTGCTCTTACAACAAGAACATTCTTTGCTGAAGAAATCACAGTTACAGGTACAAAGCATGTTAAGTATATTACTATTCATGACCACCATTTAATAGCTGCCGGAGTTGAAGATAATTTAAGTACAGTTTTTTACAGTGTTTATAACGATGCAACAGACTTCACAGGCTCTGGAGCAGGTTCAGTAACTATATCTGACCAAGTAGAAGGCATCAAAGGTTTCCGTGAAGATTTAATAGTCTTTGCAGAAAACAGTATACATAAACTTGTTAATATAAATGACAGCTCTAATATTCGTATTGACCCTATCACCGAAAACGTAGGCTGTCTAAGCGGATATAGTATTCAAGAGATTGGTGGTGACTTAATATTTTTAGCACCAGATGGATTAAGAACAGTAGCCGGTACAGCAAGAATTGGTGACGTTGAGCTAGGTACAGTCAGTAAAGAGATACAACCTCTCGTTACGGACTTGACAGAAAGCATAAATAGCTATATAATATCTAGTATTGTATTAAGAGAAAAATCTCAGTATCGATTATTCTATACCGATACAACAATACAAAACTCTTCACAAAGAGGTATTATAGGAACATTAAGACCCAATGGTTTTCAATGGTCAGAAACAAGAGGAATAGAAGTAACTGAAATAGGTTCAGGCTTTGACCAAAATGGTGTTGAACAATACTATCATGGTGATACTGATGGTTATGTTCATGTTCACGATTCAGGTAATGACTTTGATGGTTCTACAATTTTAGCACGTTATGCAACTCCAGATTACGATTATGGAGATTTAGGAACATTAAAAACTTTACATTACTTAAAAGTTTCTGCAAGTGCAGAAGGTGTTGTAGAGCCTAATGTTCAAGTTAGATTTGATTATGGTAGTACAGACATACCTCAACCACCAGAACTATTTGATTTAGGAGTAATAAATCCACCATCATTATTTGGTGATGCGATATTTAATACAAACGTATTTGGTGGAGCAGAAAGTCCATTAGTTAGAGTTGCATTACAAGGCAGTGGACACAGTAATAATTTTACAATAATTAGTGAAGATACGAAAGCACCATATACCATTAATGGTCTTTACATAAACTTTGTACCTTCAGGTAGGAGATAATAAATGGCACAAACTTACACACGACAAAGTTCGTTCGCAGATGGGGATACTATAACTGCTGCGTTATTTAATGATGAGTATAATCAGTTAGTTAATGCGTTTGCTTATAGTTCAAGTAGTGCAAGTTCTACTGGACACAGACACGATGGTACAGCAGGGCAAGGTGGTAATATACCACAAATAGGTGACTTAGATTTTTTAAACAAGATTGTTGTAGATGACACCAACAACAGATGGGGATTCTACGTACAAGTTTCTTCTTCTGCAGTAGAACAAATAAGACTGCAAGATGGAGCTTTATTACCCGTAACAGATAGTGATGTAGACTTAGGAACATCTTCACTATACTTTAAAGATGCATACATCGATTCAATAACTACAACAGGCAATGTAGCTGTTGGTGGTAACCTTACAGTAACAGGAACAACAACTTTTAATGGTGGCACACTTACGCTTGGTGATGCTGCTGATGATAACGTAGTATTCGGTGCTGATGTTAATTCAAACATTATACCTAACACCGATAATACTTATGACCTTGGTAGCTCATCCCAAGAATGGAAAGATTTATACATCGATGGAACAGCCAACATCGATACATTATCTGCTGACACTGCTGCAATTGGAGACTTAACTTCAGGACGTGTAGTACTAGCAGGTACAAGTGGAGAACTAGAAGACAGTTCTAATTTAACTTTTGATGGTAGCACACTGGCTCTTACAGGTGCTGCAACAGTTAGCACAAACTTAACAGTAAGTGGTAATACTACACTTGGTAATGCTGCAAGTGATACAGTCACTGTAACAGCCGATGTAGCTTCTAATCTTATACCAAGTGCAGATAGTACTTACAGTTTAGGTGATTCATCTAACTACTGGTCGCATGGTTACATAGATGCGATTACAACTACAGGTAATGTTAGTGTTGGAGGAAACTTAACAGTTACTGGTACTACTACATTTAATGGTGGTACATTAACATTAGGTGATGCAGCAGACGATAACGTAGTCTTTGGTGCAGATGTCAACTCAAACATTATTCCTAATTCAGACAACACATACGACTTAGGAAGTTCTTCACAAGAATGGAAAGACTTATACGTTGATGGTGTAGCTTACCTAGATGAAATTAACTTCAATGGTACAGCAATCACTTCAACTGCTGCTGAACTAAACATCCTTGATGGTGTTACATCTACAGCAGCCGAATTAAACTTATTAGATGGTGTAACAGCTACAACAGCCGAACTTAATATACTTGATGGAGTTACATCAACAG